GACTGTGTCCCTGACATCTGATTGGTTAATGTGCTCGGAGTATTGCCTGGACCGTCGCCACTTAGCTTGGTGTCGTCGTGTGTTTCGTCGTGCGGTGTTAGCAACTTCAAATATTCAGCCGCTTGCTGTTTGTTTTCCGGCTCGCTGTACTCTTTTTCGAGTTGCTTCATAAGCATAACCGTGGCGCTCTCGGCTGTCAATATCTCTCCGTGGTTCTGCTTCCAGATTTTAACAAGCTCGATTGTTTGATTTCTTACGGCTTCGGGGTTTTGTTGGCGCCAGTTATAGAACTTCACGAAATCCTTGTCGGCGTATTCGGCAATCTTGGCGTCCATCACGCCGTAATATTTATTAGCGGCAGCGAGCGCCTCCGACTCAAACGCCGCCTTCTCCTCGTTTTTGTCGCGGTCGGCAAGCTTCTTTTCGAGCTCGGCGATTCGTCTTGATGCCGATTGGCCTTCTTCTTCGGGCGACTTCTTGCCGTCGTTAAGTACTCGCTTGGTCCAGTTTTCGAGCGTGGCCCCGTGCTTCTCGGCAAACGCGATCGGGTCTTCTTTCACAGCATCGAGGATCGCCACGGCTTCGTCCATCTTCGCCTTGGTTTGGTCCTGGAGGTTTTTAAACTCGGCGCGGTCTTTACGTATCGCAGCCTCTTTACGGGATATTGCCGCCCATCCTTTCGAGACTGGTTCGGATGGCTTTTTGTCGTCGCCAGGTTCTTTGGGCTGCGGTTTCGCATCTGGGTCTTTTTTTTTATCGACTTCGGCAATAACCGGCTTAACCTCCGGTTTTACTGCTACGCCTGCGTCGTTATTGGCGGCTTTTTCGGTGTTCTGTGCGTCGGGGGTCTTACTTCCTTCGGCCGGAACCTTAACAGCTTCAGGATTAACCTGCGGCGCTTCACCTTCTACGCTGATTGCTTGGGCGGGGATACCGGAGTCGGCCATTGCTTGGGCGATGTCATGTGTCATTGCTGGGATCCTTTATTGTATCGGGCCACCACCGCCCATAGGCGGCATTGGTCCCGGTAGTTGCTCTTGTCCAGACATTGGCGCACCTGGTGGTGGTAACGGCCCTGGCTCCATACCTGGAGGTGGCGGAACTTCGCCAGGTACCGGCGGTGGATTAACTAAAGCCTCGGCCTCGGTCATCCATTGTCGCATCATTTCAAGGCGCTCTTCGGGCACGCCGTCGATCTCTGCTCGGGTAAGTGCAAGTTGGAATTCGCGCAAACCTAGCGGGATATTCATATGTGGGGTCGGGGCTTTGTAATCGCCGTGTTCGATAATCCGCTCAATGAGCAAATTAATATAATCAATCGGTGCGTTGATGCGATTAACCAGCGCGTCGGTGTCTGGAAAGTCCATCAACGACATCAGGTGTGCTTTGATTTCGGGGTTAATTTCGCCCAACTCTTTAATCGTTTGCAGTTTACCAGCTGGCGTTTTTGGTAACAGCGCCGTCGGGTAGACCTGCATAATATACTGATCGTCTTCTAAATAAACGTCACGGAATTTAATCTCTTCGATGAACTTGCCGCCCTTGGCTAATACTTTGATATCACCGTCGCCGCGCTGATCTATCTCACGCGCAACCGTCACCATTTGTTTGGCACTGTCCATGTGGAAATCTTCCCAACGCTGGGCAACGTGCCGAAAACGCATAGAACCGATGTCGTTGTATTCACGTATCGCAACACCAGAATCCAAACCGGCTGGTTTTTTCGACGTCGCCGCCATTTGACTTACACCGATAATTTCAAAGCCTCGATTAAACAAGGTGTCCACGTGATTAAAATATTGTTGCGCCACTGGGGGCACCGCCATGTAAATCGGTGGCCTCCCTACGTAAGTGCGCGCAGCCATATTGTCGTTTGTAAGATTGCCCATGTTGATCTGGGATCCGCGTTCAACCCAGACTTGCGTTGTTGCGAGATTCATCAACACTTGAATTTTTTGCAGCAAATAGTTGATTTCTATTTGTAGTGATTTTAACTCTTCGGCGATGCCTGTGCCGAACCAACCGATTGGAGGCTTGCTCCAACGGAATATTGAAAACGGGAACTCTTCGCGGGTCCAATCGCGACGGTTCAATGTGCCATGACTAACAGCGAGTACTTGCTTACCGTTGGTGGCTTCGGGGCCGCTTGGTAGATGCCATGCTTCGACAACGCTAACAGGATTCGCAACGTAGTCAGAAGACTCCGAGTTGTAATCACGGATAACTTTCGAGTCGTCAATCTCGTCAGCTTTGTCCGGGTAGAGTTCTTTTAGAACGTCCTTGCTTACAACTTTATGCTGGAACATTTGACGGGGATCGCCGTGGAGACCTTCACGCTCATCGATCAAGATTTCGTTAGTGTTGATGCGCTCGCCTTTAATTTTACCACCAACGTCGAAAATCTTCTCGATACCGGTGCCAAAAATCCCAGCATCACGAAACACATCAAGGCCAATGTCGTATTGTTTGACGGCGTAAAATTGGCCGCTGACATATTTGCTTAAGTTTTTTGCGCGGCGTTGCTTGGTCCAATTTCCGCCTTGGGTAAGTATATTCGCCCGTGGTCGGTTGGCACCGATTTGCGCGACGGCTGTGTCGATTGCCGCTTTGATTAAGTTGAGTCTGATTCTGTCACCAGGCAACGCTTCGGCAACGGTGTGCGCACCGGTCATCATGCCAACATTCGCGTCGTTGCTGTAGAGCTTAAGGTGCGTCATGTTTTGCTCGCGACGCAAGCCTTGATTCTCGTCAAGCCATTCTAACGTTTTAAATATAATCCGGTGCGGGGCCTCTTTGTCGCGCCACCAATATTCCTTGATATCCACATCGTACTCGCCCGCGTCGGTGCGGTCGCAATTGCTTAGGTTTGGTTATGTTGTACTGCTATGAAACGTTACTTCATTTTCTTTTTTTTTCGCATAAAGAGCTTTTTCTTCGTCGGTCATATCTTGCATTTCGGCAATCTTCGGGTCAACGTATGGCTCGTGTTTTGGTTTTTTGGGTTCAAATCGAGCGGTGAATTTATCGCACTTAAAGAACGTTGCGCCGTGAGATTTAAACTCTAACGCCAAATCGGCGTACAGCCTAAGAATGCGGTCTGATTCACCACCTACACTCATTGCGACGTAACCGTCCTTTCGCGCTCAGCATCAAGTGAAGCGCCGGCCGCGAACTCTTCGGCTTCCCGCTTGGCTTCGATTGTCCGGATTTCTTTTTGTAGGGTTTCGGGTAATACGGTGACATCTAAAACTAAGTTGTAACCTTTTAGGTGTTTGGGACGATCGACATCTGCCGGTGCGTTGCCACGTCGCGACTCGTAGGAATTTATATCGTCATGTGTAAACCAGATATGGCGCGGCCTGATGTCGAGCGGCTTGCCTAGTTGTATAAACATTTGCTGGGTGTTCACCATCTGGCGCAGTATCCGCAAAATCACAAGGTCGACAGTGAATTGACTCAGTCTCTTGTCAGGGTTATGCGCCGGCGCGATACCTACCGGCTTCGGCTTCTCTTTGCCGTCGGCGTTGACTTTGTCTGCGTAGTCTTTTTCTAGCCCTGCGACGATGTGAAATTCGTCAAGCTCGTGAACCTTTTTATCGTCGGCAATTTCTTTGGTGACTAGCTCGCTTGGCAGCCGCGCCATGTGCTTGGGTAGCTGCTCGGGGGACGGTTTGGTTTTTGACCACTTGCCGTTTTTGTAAACTTGTCGTCTCATGAATCCCACCAGGGCTTATTCTGCTCAGCTTCCCATTGCTCGACTTCTTGTTGCTCCATGCGATCAGCTTCCCATTGTGCGCGCTCGGGATCGTCGCGCTTTGGTGGCGTGTCTTTCTTCTCGTATAGATAATGCCTTGCGTCGCGGTAAATGTAAAGAGCGGAGTCCGCGCAGTGATTAGCGCACTTCGGGTCTTCTATTTTCGGTACCTTTTCTTTGGCCCATACTAAATTCTGCCATTCTGTCACGAGTTCGTCGCAGGCTGGGCCTAGTTTGATTTTACCGGTCGTGAGATTGTCGTTGAATATACCGATAAAGTCTGCCTTACCCTGTTTCTCGGCTGCTTTGAATGGGTGTTTGTACCTCGATCGCATATCTTCGACGGCTTGCTTCGATGCGTTGTCGACGACGAGCGAAGTCAGCCCATATTGTTTATCGTAGAACGTTATCGCATCCGACACCTTCGACAGAATCATTTCGCTCTTTGCCCAGCTGTCGAGAATATAAACGCATGGATCGTCATACGACCACGCAATAAGAGTGAAGGCTGTCGGGTCGTCCCATCCTAAATCCACGCCAAGGCTATAGTACCAGCGGCCCTTGGGTAGATTGATAAAGCTATTTCTAACCGGGTCGAATTTGTAAATCAACGCATTGGTGTCAGTGACCCATTTAGCGCGATACTGTCGTAAGAAGCTTGGGCGTGTTTCAATGTCGGGATCATTCTCGCGCTTGCGTGCGATCTCTGTTTCAAACTCTTCTTTCATATGCGGGTTGTCGTAAGTCGTCCACTTGTGCAGCGACCAACCTTTTTTGCCTTTTTCGGTTATCTCGTAAAAATAGCCGTAAGCGACATCGCCAGGCGTGCCGATCATAATCATCGAGCCAAGGTAGTCGACCAGCGTCGGTTCAAGCACGTCTTCAATCAACGCCCGAATATGTGGTTTAAAACTCGCACACTCATCGATGACGATCAGATAGTTGGCCTGACCAAGTAGCTTTTGCTTCTCGTCTTCTTTTGCGTCGGCGCCGACCAGTCGTACCGTCGAGCCGTTGGGTAGCGTCACAATTAACTTATGCTCGCTGGCCTTACATTTGATGCCATATTTTTTTATTAGCGCGGTCAGTATCGGCCACATGATGAAACGGGCGCTGTCCCGCGTCAGCGCAACGTATAACGATTGTCGGTTGGGATGTTCAAACGCGGCGTTTAAAAGCATCCTTGCGGCGACGTTGCTCTTACCCGCACGCCGAGTGCATAACCCAGCCTTGAATCTAGCTTTGTCTTCGTAGAAATTGCGTTGGGCTTCGAACATATCCGCAATCAACCCCACTGGGGGTTTGCGGGCTATGTACTCGGCTAGTATCGCCCGGTCGGCAGGCGAATAGCTCACGGGTTACTTCTTTTTCTTTTTCTTGGATTTCTTTTTCTTGGATTTCTTGGCTGGTGGTTTCGGTGGCACAACACGAGGGGGCGGCGCTAGCCTCGCAGCCTCGGACTTTTCGATCGCTGCTTGTTCGGTTGCGCGTGCTCGTTTGATTTCTAGCTCAGAAGCCTCTCTATCTTCGGCTACCTTGCGGCTTCGTGCCTGCGCCCGATGCTCTTGATCGGCAGCTAATTTTTCTTTTGCTTCTTTTACGGCTTTGCTTTTCGCAACGCCGGCGGCGCCGTCTTCCGACGTGACCATATTCAACACGTTACACATAGGCACCAGGCACGCTGGCTTTGCATCGGTGTCGACCCTTACGACTTGGAGCGCCGGGATATATTCAATCGTCACCCCGAGCCGCGTTTGATTTGCCGCTATTAGTTTGTCGGTGAGTATTCCCGAAACCTGTGTCATGACCGAAAAGCGCACCTCGGCTAGTGGGATAATAACATCTGGGGTGTAGGTGGTATTTTCGTCTAGTTTCATTTCAACGCCTCCGGAGCGTATTTAAGATTTGGGTATTTATCAACAAGTTGTCGGCATACGTCAGTCCAGTGCGTGAACAATATCTCTTTCTTGGTAGCACAAACCGGTCGCCAAAGTCTAGTGGCAGCTTGGCCCATCCTGAAAACCTGTTTGACGTACGTGTAGTGGATTATTGCAGGGTCTTTTTCGTAGCACGCCCAACCGTAGAGCTGGCTCGATACCTTCGGGTTGTATGCAACGTCGACGTTGTGTTTCTCTAGCAGCTTTTCGACACGCTTATTCATCTCGTCGTAGTAGTTGCTGTTGCCAACCCACGAAACGGTAGAACTAGATCGGAAACTTTTCTTCCACGAGCTTGCGACGAATGCTTTGTCGTCTTCACCCATCGGCCGGATTTCTATTTGGAGGGTGTCAATCATCAGTGATCCTAACGGCAATGAAAGGTTCACCGTTTTTATCGTGATATATTTTGTGGCCGAAGCCCGTGATCTTCCCCTTGGCGTGTTCGCTGGCCAGCTGCTTAAACGGCGATTCCTGGCCGAGCGTGTCCCTGCAAGCCCTTTCGTTATAAACTTCTTTTAGCATAGGCTCGAAGCTGTCACATAATGGCGGCATTGTAAACGCCGTCTGCCTGCGCCGCCACCGCCACTCTTTATATGCGCTGTGTAGCCACAGACCGATACCCAATGCACTTATGGCGATGATTGCGATTATGTGTAGCCAAGCTAGTTGGTAAAGGGTTTCAATCATGGCCATCCAGTATCGCGGCGATGCCGGTGATAATATCGTCGATTAAATAAATCGGGATCATGATTAGCGAAATTACGAGTATGGTTATGGTTTTAATCATCTTCGCCCATTATCGCATCAATCATTTCTTTTTTGCGTTTTTCTGTCTGGAGATCGACCTGCCGTTTTAGTTGGGCCTTTGCAATCTCGACGTATAAATTGCCGAAGTTTTTTGTTTCCTCGTGACTCATTTCACTAAGGGGTCTATAGCCCGGCAGCCTAGGCTTCCACTTTTCTTTGTCTCGCATTATTTGACGCTTGGCCTTACGGAACGCTAGCCAGATCCGTATTTTGTAAATGGGAATTAGCAACAACGCGACGGTTAGTTTTAGGATGGCTCGCATCAGTCTTTACTCCGATCGCGTTTGTAAAACTCGTCGACGTCTTTGTCGCTGGGAAATCCCTTGCCGGCATCTTTTTGCGCTTCCCACCATGAGTCAGATGTACCCGCCGACGCATCGCCTCTAGTAAAAGGTCTGGCTTCCTCCCCCGCGCCTCGCATTAGTCTGTTGGTCAAGATAGCGTCAAGGGAATCGATCGTCTCTTGTTGTTCTTTGATTACCCGATCGGTTTTAACCGCCTCGTTACGGTGAAAGTTACACCTATCGCAAGCCACCCTTACACTGATAATGCGCTCGCTAACGTCTTGCAGCACATCTATTGCTTGCCCAATATCCTCTGCTAAACCGTACCGGTCCATACTCACTAACGCGGGTTTTTTTCTTCCGAACCAACTCATTTTTTCATAATCTCCTTAACTTTTTGCTCAAGCTCTTCGTCGCTCAATTTGTCGGCGTCGTTTTCGCGTTCTTTTTGAAACAGTCCGAAGTGTTTACCGAGAGCGTCGAGCGCTGTCGTCTTGCTGTGAAGCTTAAAGCTTAGGGTTGTGCCGGCCATCGATTGCCGCTCGCTTATTTCAGATATCGCGTGGGCCTGGTCTTTGGTCAGCTCCTCAAAATCTTTAAAACATATCGATTGCCCGTTGACCTCGACGTAGTCTAAAATATTGCTTCGGGCCAACCGCATATATTCTTTCAGTACGTCGGCGGCTGTCATTTCGGCGCGTTCGGCGACCTTCGCTTTGAGCTCTGCTACACGCTTAGTTATGTATTCTTTTGCGTTCAGGCGCGCGGCATTCCCCCGGTTCTTTTTAAACCCAGCATCAACATACGCTTGGTCTATCGTCTTGCCGGCGACAAACCCCTGCGCATACAATTCCCACCGCTGATTCTTAAGCACCGTCACTGAATTATTATACCAGCTTTTTTAGCAGCGCGCTCTATTGCCCGACGTTGCTGTCGATTACTGCCACTGTTCGGTTTAATAATCAGCGACGGGTCTTTGTCGTTTTCATCGTCAAGCTTCGGGACTACGACCAGCGGGCGTTTGCACCGGACGCATGGCGCCGAGACCTTGCCACCACTCGATAAGGCTTTGGTGACTCTCGGATCCGCGGTGTCGATGCCGATACCACAATCGCAAATAAATTCCGAATGCATTACGTAGAATAGTTTTCCGTCGACCTCAAGCGGTGCTTCTTTGCTTCGATCTTCAAATTCGAGTGGTTTTTCTTTTTCGTTAGTCATCACCAATAAACCTCACATGGCCACCGCCAGCATCTAAACATTCGTTAATCATATGCAATATCGCCTTGTCAGCGTCAGGGGTTTTGTGAACTAAATCGTAAGTTGTAACTATCGCCACGGCCCCGCACTTCGAGCACGTATATTCAATATCGTCACCAAATTGTATTTCTTTGGTTGTTAGGTGTTGACACTTTTCTTTCTTCCGAAACACTCCATCAAAACCATCTCGATAATCGTCAGTTGTGACCATGCTTCTAATTGCCATTACCAACTCCATTAACCGCCAAATCCAAAATCCAAAGCGCGTCGGCCTGGTTGTCGTCAACCACGTTTTGGTCTGGCCACTGCTCCCGGGCTGCGACGAACATTTGATCTTTGTTCGCATTTCCTTTACCGGTGGCGTGTTTTTTGATTGTCCCGACATGCAGGCCCGTGAATGGTACCTTGGACCTATTAGAGAATACCTCCAGCTGCCCCAAAAAGCCCCCATAAACGTGCGCAGCTCGCACGCCCATGTGCCGACTCACTTTTTCGTAATAAATCGCTTTAAACGGCTGATATTGAGGTTCGAGCCTTTCTAGCATCGCGGCAAATTCTCGGTAGCGATCACCAGTGCTATATTTAACAACCCCACTCTTAATCTCACCGCTACCGCTCAGAGTAGCCCACCCACACTTAGTCCCCAAATCAAGAGCTAAAATCATCGGCAAATACCTCCCAGCATCGATTGTAGCTGCAATGACCAGCGTTTGGCAACTTCGGGTGGTGGTGGTGCGTTGCCACTGCGTCCAGACTCCCGTGTTTCTTTTTCCATACTTCGGGCGAGTTGTTCAAATGGGTTGTCGGCGGGCAGTGCTCTTGGTTTTCCGGGTGACGGTTGGAATGGCTGATTGGTCTGCCGAACATCAGCACGTTCGAGCTTGG